GGGAGTCCGGGCAGATAGAACAGGATGCGGATGTAGTAATGTTATTATACGATCCAGAGGATAGCAATAACATAAACATTCAGAGAAGAGAATGTATCATAGCAAAAAACAAGACCGGCCGTACAGGTATAATAAATCTGAATTTCTTGGGAGAGACTCAGACTTTCAAGGAGGCATAACAGATGAGTAAAGCAAGCTGTAAAAATTGCAAAAAGAGATATCCGGGATGTCATGATTCTTGTGAAGAATATAAGCAATTTAAACTGCAATGTGAAGAAGTAAATAAAAAATATAGGGAAGTAAACAACAGTACAGAATGGAATGGCTATACCAAAGCAATGAAAAAGAGAAGAGATAGAAGATGAATGCCGTACTTAAATACCCAGGCAGCAAATGGCGCATAGCAAATTGGATTATATCACACTTTCCCAAACATCACAGTTATTTAGAACCGTATGCAGGGAGTTTGGCGGTTTTATTCAACAAGCCCCCAAGTAATATAGAAACAGTAAATGACATGAATCTTGATGTAGTCAACTTTTTTCGATGTATACGTGAGGATCCAAATAGACTTGCAAAAATCATCGAAGCCACACCGTATAGTAGAAATGAGTATGATAGCATGTATCGTGTGGACACAATAGAAGATTATGAAAAAGCAAGACAGTTTCTTGTAAAGTGCTGGCAAGGGCACGGGTACCGTGTCAATCAGTACAAAGTAGGTTGGAAAAATGATGTTCAAGGAAGAGAAAAGGCATACGCAATGCGTCATTGGAATGAGTTACCGGAAAGAATATTATTGGCAGCTGAAAGGCTGAAGCAAGTACAAGTTGAATGCATGCCGGCCGTAGAACTTATTAAGAGATTTAAATTTCCAGATGTTTTGATATATGCAGACCCGCCATATCTGATGGAAACAAGGACGTCGCATGTTAAAGCACAGTATTCTCACGAAATGCTTGATGAGCAAAGTCACATTGAATTACTCGAAGTACTATTACAACATCCTGGTCCCGTAGTTATATCTGGTTATGAATCTAGATTATATAAGGAGATGTTGGAGGATCGAGGCTGGAAAAAGGCAGTAATAAGCAGTAATGACAATGCAAACAAGCCGAGAACAGAAGTAATTTGGATGAATTATGAAATAGGACAAATTAGAATGGAGGTTTGAAATGAAACGATTAACCAAAAGAACACAAGGTGGTATTGCTTATATAGAAATTGCTGACACATTACCGAAAGAGGATCAAGAGATTGAAGGCTCAAAAGCTATTCTTGAAGGAATTTATGCAGTATTTCAAAAATTGGCTGATTATGAAGATACAGGACTAGTTCCGGAAGAAGTAGTTAAAAATCAAAAAGAAGTTGATAGGCTAAGAAAAACATTAAAAGAACAATGTGATTACATAACTAGAATATCAAGTCAAATACATGTCAAGACAGGATTTGAGCTGTAGGAGGGCGGAGGATGAAAATTAAAAAAGGTGACAAGGTAATCATAAAGGGTAGTGCAGAAGAAAAGAAATATGAGGGCTGTATATTCGAGGTTTTGAGCGAACCTTATAATATTTGTGGTTCTGAGGTTGTGAAAATGAAATGTCATGAAACAGGAAAATACTTTGGTGGCGGTTATGCAACTGAGTTTTTGGAGGTGGTTTAGATGCAAATTGGATATTTTGAAGGATATAGCAGCCATGAATCTATAAATTTTTGTCCACTATGTGGAGAGACAAATTTAACATACAAATGTGATGGTTCTGCAAAGTGCAACGATTGTGGGGCAAGGATTGCTGTAATTGAAATTGATGAAAGTGAGGGAGAAGATGAACAAAACCAAAATTGAATGGTGCGATAGCACTTGGAATCCGGTTACAGGATGCTTGAATGAATGTGAATACTGTTATGCAAGGAAGATTGCCGAAAGATTTGGAAGGGAGCATAAAGGCTTAAAAAACTTTGATGGGCTAGTAGTTTTAGAACAACCCTTTGAATCATATACAAAATGCATGGATGTAAAAGCAGATCCTTATCCATATGGCTTTGAACCGACATTTCATAAATACCGCCTTGAAGAACCTGCAAAAAGAACTAAAGGTCAAAATGTATTTGTTTGCAGTATGGCGGATTTATTCGGTGAGTGGGTTCCACAAGAATGGATTAACGAAGTGTTTGAGGCTTGCGATAATGCACAGCACCATAATTATTTATTCCTCACAAAGAACGCAAAAGGGTATGAACGAGCAATTGATAACTACGCATGTGAAGACAGAGGAAGTGAAGACTGCAATGAACTATTTAAAAACTTTTGGTTTGGAGTATCTATTACAAATCAAGATGATATTTATAAGGCAGATAAGCTTCAGGAAGTACCAGAAGGACATAGATTTTTAAGCATTGAACCTATACAAGGACCTATAAAATTTAATATAAACTTTAATAGATGCCCTATATGTGGCTCAGATGGAGTATATGAAGATAACCCTAATACAGCTGCAGGACAACTTAAATATTATTGCGAAGATTGTGAATGGGAAGGCGATGAAGACTTAAAGCCAAGCATTGAGTGGATTATCATAGGAGTCGAAACAGGAAATCGTAAAAATAAAATAATTATAAAAAAAGAGTGGATAGACAGATTTGTTGAACAATGCAAAAAATATAATATTCCAGTATTTATGAAAGATAGTTTGATTTCTATAGTAGGCGAAGAGAATATGTTAAGAGAATTTCCAGAAGTGTTAAGGAGGTAACTTTTATGAAAGCAATAACAATTTGGCAGCCATGGGCTTCATTGCTTGCCTGCGGTGCGAAGAAATATGAAACACGTTCATGGAAAACTGATTATAGAGGACCAATAGCAATACATGTAGCGAAAAAAGATATTCATTCTATTTTGGGTGATATACCATATGATACTATATTGCCTATGTTTGATAATTTATCCAAATGGATGGGAATAGAGTCAGGAGTTGCGGATAGGCTAGAGCAAACTCAAGGCTGTATAATTGCCACCGCTGAGTTAGTAAACTGTTGGCACATTGTGCATCATCCGGGAACGAACATAGACATTGCAAAGCATATCCCGATTGGTGCGGAAAGTATGACAAATGACAAACATGCACCGGATTTTGGAGATTATTTTGTACCTACTGAACAAGAAATGATGTTTGGTGACTGGACACCTGGTAGATACGCATGGGAGCTCACAAATGTAAAAATTCTTTCTGAACCGATACTGGCGAAAGGGAAACAGAGATTTTGGGAGTGGAAAAATGAATAACCTGCAGCTAATTTTAAACTTTATGGAACAACACCCAGTCTTAAGCATTTTGATAGTTTGTAGCGTATTTTCTTGGACTCCGGTTAAAGTAATTAATAATTGCAAGAGTGAGGATGATGATGAGTAATGAGAACTCTATATGAAATAATCGAAGATGTGAAAGATAACAAAAAGCCTGACTATGAAGAAATAAGATATGTTTTATTAGTTTATAATTTTCTGTTCAATATAGACCATAGAAATCTAAGAAAAGAACTATTAGCTGAACCAAGAAGTCCGGAATTTGCAAGAAAGCTAAAAGCTGATAATTCATTCAATATGGCTAAAACAGCACTGAATACATCTCCAAAAAAATACATCGGCGGTGATGATCCTGAAAATCCTGAATATCAAAAGTTTAGAAAGCTGGGAAATAAGCTTATAGATAAAATTATCACTAACCAAAGGAAAGAGGAGGATTTAAAATAATATGGCATTGAATGTAACACTAAAATGCATAAAAGAATACAATCCAGGTAGAGGCGCAACTATTGGACAAACATATAAAATTGAAAATGGCAGAATTACATATGATAACGGAAAAAAAATCATTTCACGAGTATGAAAATTTGGAACATATGAATAGCTATAATAAGGCACAGTTTCAAGAATCAAAAAAACGTGGAAGACCAAAAATGAATGCTTAGGAGGTAATGACAATAGAGACAAAATCAATCATTGAAGAGTATAGAAGGTTAACTGAGAATATTGCAGTCATAAAGTCAAGCATTGCAAGTACTAAAAGGGCAATAACTAAATTAATCTATGCAAATAAGCCGTGTGATATTGGAGCTATAGACTATACAAAGCCAGTAGTTCAAACATCACATTCACAAGATGATGTAATTTCAGCATATAGAAAAATACATGATTTGGAAGTAGATAAACAAGAACTTGAATTAGAACTAAAAGCACTTTATGAGCAAAGGGATGAAGTTGAAAAAGTTATTAATGATTTAGGTGATATTGAAAAAAAGGCTATGATGCTAAGAATTAAGGGATATTCAAATCAAAAAATTGCAGATATATTGCATTATTCAAAAGGTGGTGTCAATCATATATTTGAAAGAATTTATAAAAAACAAAAAGATGGGGATGAAATGGGTACGTAAAAAGTAGTATTATGCTAATATGGTAATATATGAAATTTAGTAAGGGTCTTTTACGTTGAAAGAAGGCATCCAAGGAATTGGGTGCCTTTTACTGTAGGCAATTACAAATAAAGAGGGTGACGTTAGTGGAAATTGGAGAAATATTAAGAATTAATCAACCAGATGTTTACAAGAAGTTAATTAAATTTAGAAATACTAACATTCAAAAGAAAGTAAAAAAAGAAGAGCATATTGATTTTAAAAGACTGATGGAAGATGCTCCAACGTACAAGCGCCATCACGGAGCATGGAGGCAGGTGCGACATGGATGAAACAATATCGAGCGTATAAGGTTAAGCGTAAAAAGACTGCTTCAGATCCTATTAAGCAAAAAAGCAAAATACGAGATATCCAAGACTACTTGCAAGAAAAATCTGAAAGAGACTATATATTGTTTGCTCTTGGTGTTGGCACAGGATACAGAGCAGGTGACTTAGTTTCTCTACAAATAAGAGATGTAAAAGAAGCTTTAGATGATGGATACTTTGAAATACTCGAAGGTAAAAAGAAGAACAGTAAGAACATCAGAAAAGAAAATATGACACCACGAAGAGCTTACATTATGGAAAAACTAGATAAAGCTTTAAGAGAATACATCAAGGACAAGAAAGACTATGAGTATATGTTTCCATCAAGAAAGGGAGAGCATATCGGAGTACAAAGAGTAACAGTAATATTAAGTGAAGCTGCTAAGCAATTTGGTCTCAAGAAAATTACAGCACACAGTATGCGTAAGACATATGCATATACAATCTGGGTAGCTAAAAACTATAATACAACACTGGTAAGAGATATGCTTGGACATAGAAGTGACCAGGAAACAAGACGATATCTAGGACTTGACGAGGAAACATATAAAGACTGTAGTCAAACACTCAATGATATATTGATATAAATTTGCCTTGAATGTTTAATAAATTAACACTTCAACATTCGAGTGTAAAAAATTAATCTATTTATACTTATAGAAGAAACAAGTTTTTATTGAATGTTTTATTTACCTATAAAATGCAACATTCGGCACACTTGTTTTAAGTGGTTGTATATATTGAAATATCAATGTTAAAATAACTTTTTTAAAAACTTCTAAAAAATCACCTATTTTTTAGAGTATATTTCACAATACATTTATATGTAATAATATACATTCGATAAGAATTGCACGTGATTAATTACATAGATTTGTAACTGAAACATTAAAATAATTCTTAGTCTCTTCAAAGCTTTCGATTATCTAAATAAGTGTTGAAACAACAATGTTTATATGATTTAAGGTACTTCCCAGACCGTGGGGGCTATGCGGGTCTTGCGAGGCGCATAGTTTTGCTGAGTGAGAAAAATTTGAAAGAGGTTTAAAACTAGAAAATTAAATTATAAATAATTATGCAAAATATTTAATATGAGCATTGAAAAAACAATATTTTCTATTTTAAAAATTTTGCATAAAATTTTGTTTATTTTAAAATTTAGTTGATTTGGAGGTGCATTTATGGCAAAAAAGATAACGGAAAAAGACATCAAATACATAGACGATAAAATATGCTTTAGCACTTCATTTTTAGCTAAAGTTTTAAAGGTCAGCTCACAGACAATCAATAACTGGGAAAAACAAGGATGTTCAAAGGTTACTCACGGATACTGGTCTATGTACGATGTTCTAGAATGGAGAGAGGAAAAGCTTAAGAATAAGAACAATGGGCAAGACGATCCTTCCAAGATGAACATGTATGAACAGAAAATATACTATGAGGTTCAACTTAAAAAGGTGCAGTCTGAATTTCAGGAATTAAAAACAGCTATTCTTAATGGTGATTATTTGGAGAAAAAGAATGTTGTTGCAGAACTAAAGAGATTCTTTGTGGTATTTAAGAGAGCTGCTTATGCTATGGGTAAAAAAGTATCATCTCAAATGTCTACTTATGTTGATGAGGTGGAAGCAAGAAAGATAGACAACTTAATAACTGATAGTATCAATGCATCATTAGAACAAATGTCTGAGGGTGACATAGTTGGCACGAAATAGTTATATGATACCTGACTTTATTTCAGAATCTCTTACAATTCTTAAACCACCTGAAAAGCTAACCGTATCAGAATGGGCTGCTAAAAAAAGAATATTGGACAGTAAAACAAGTGCAATACCTGGTATATGGAGAAATGAACAGACACCTTATTTAGTTAAAATCATGGATGCATTTAATGATCCTGAAGTAGAAGAAATAATATTTGTTAAATCTACCCAAGTAGGCGGTACTGAAACTTTAAACAATATGATTGGTTATGTAATAGAACAGGACCCTTCATCAACATTAGTCGTATATCCAACACTTGAGCTTGCTGAATTTACTTCAGACAATAGAATTCAACCAATGATTGAGTTGTGTCCATCACTTAATGAAAAATATGATGATACATCCAAGAGACTTGAATTGCAGTTTGATGGTATGTATTTAGTATTAAGTGGAGCCAATTCTCCTTCATCCTTAGCATCAAGACCTATAAGATTCTTATTTCTTGATGAAGTTGATAAATATCCGGCTAATGCAGGAAAAGAAGCAGATCCAACATCACTTGCTAGAGAGCGTACCAAAACATTTGTTAATAATAAGAAAATATTTCAGACTTCAACCCCAACATTGAAGACTGGTCCTATTTGGCAAGAGTGGTTAGGAGCTGATATTCAATATAAATATTTTGTTTCATGTCCTCATTGTGGACACCAAGACACATTTAGTTTTAAAAATCTAAAATTTGATTCAAAAGCTACTCCTGAAAAAGCAAAAGAGAGTGCTTTTTATTTTTGCACTGAATGTGGATCATTAATTACAGATAATGAAAAGCTTAAAATGATTGAATCAGGAGAATGGAAAAATGTTAATGGCGGTAAAAGTAAAAGAAGAATTGCATTTTGGATAAATGCTTTTTATTCCCCTTGGGTAAAGTTTGGTGATTTTGCTTATGAATTTGTAAATTGTAAGAAATACCCGTTAAAACTCATGAACTTTATAAATTCATGGCTTGCAGAACCATGGGAAGACATAGAAACATCAAACAGCAGTGAAATGGTACTTAATAAGCAAAATAAATATGAACAAGGAATTGTACCTAAAGATACTGTTCTAATTACAGCTGGTGCTGATATTCAAAGAAAAAGTATTTATTACACAATAAGAGCGTGGCAAAGTGATATGACTAACCATAACATAGAACATGGACAGGTATTTTCTTTTAGAGAGCTTGAAATTGCTATGAATAGAACTTTCTACAACGATAATGGAGAGAGCTTTATTGTTAATTTATGTTGTATAGATAGTGGTGACCAGACTGATGATGTTTATGATTTTTGCTATATAAATTACGATTGGAGTGTTCCGGTTAAAGGTTCATCTCAAAAGATGAATTCTAAGTTTAAGGTTTCAACAATAGACAAATCAAACAGCCAGGCTAATGGAATGAAGCTTGTTTTAATAGATACAGATTATTATAAAGACATGATATCAACAAGAATTCGAAAGCAAGAAGGTGGTTTTTTTGTTTATGATGGATGTGATATGGATTATGCAGATCAAGTGACATCAGAGCAAAAGGTTACAGAGAAAACTAAGGCAGGAAAAACAATTCAAACATGGAAGCCTAAGAAGACAAATGTAGATAACCACTATTTTGACTGTGAAGTTTATGCTTATTGCGCTGCAGATATATGTGGTATTAGGGATGTTTTACTTGATGAGTACCAGGAACAACAAGAGCCAGTTCAAAATATTCAGACTGTAGAAAATGAATGGTTAAAAAAATCTAATAGAAGTGGGAGTTGGTTGCAAAGATGACACTAGAAGAACAATTAACGCAAATAAATAGTGCCATTACTGCAATTGAATGCGGTGCACAAAGTTATAAAATCGGAAGTAGGAGCATTCAAAGGGCAGATTTAGGCACACTTTATAGGGAAAGAAAAAGAATTCAAGACGAAATTGCTATTTCTACCAATTATGGAGGTGTAACAGTAGCAGTTTTTGAAAGAAGATAGTAATTGAAAGGAGGTGATTAGAATTTGAACTTTATTGACAAGACGATTGGCGTATTTTCTCCAAGAGCAGCTTATAATCGTGCTAAATGGAGAGAGGCTTATAGAAGTTTTTATGATGCCGGGAGCCATGATAGACCAAATGATGGCTGGTCAGTGATTAACTCTACAGCTGAACAGACAGATAAGATACAAAGGGATATTATAAGAGCCAGAGCTCGTGATTTAGAGCGAAATTCTGATATGGCAGAAGGTATTGTTAACAGTTTTGAGAGGAATATCATTGGAACTGGAATGACACTGCAGTCTAAAATTAAGAATAAAGATGGCACTGAAAACGAAAAGTTAAATGATGAGATTGAAGAACTCTGGGAAGAGTGGTGCAGGGCTCGTAATGTGGATATATCCGGACAGCAAAGTTTCAAAGAAATGCAAAGGATGGCAATAAGAAGATTACAGGTTGATGGCGGAATTATTTTTGTAAAAGTTTATACAAATGATGGTTTATTGCCATTTAAACTGCAAGTCAGAGAAGTTGACGATTTAGACAACTTAAAAAACTCTTACGGAGATGGAAAAAAGCGTATTGTTGGCGGAATTGAGCTTGATGAATATAATAAACCGATTGCTTATTATCTTAAAAAGTTTACTCCTGATGGCTTTTATTTAGGCGAATCTGAAAGGATTCCAGCTAAAAGAGTCATTTTTTTATGGGATAAAAAAAGGCCTACTCAGGTAAGAGAAATATCACCAATGGCCAGAACAGTACAAAGAGTTAAGGATGTTGATGAATTTACTGAGGCAGTTTCTGTAAAAGAGAGAATATTGGCATGTTTAAGCGTATTTATAACAAAGAATAGTCCTTCAGGCGCCATGGGAAGAAATATTAAAGTTGATAAAAAATCAGGATATCCAACAAGAACACTTGCTCCAGGAATGATTCAAGAATTAGAGCCTGGAGAGACTGTTTCAGTTATAAATCCATCCGGTCAAGCTTCTAATGCAAAAGAATTTATTACAACACAGCAAAGATTAGCAGGAAGCGGACAAGGATTAAGTTATGAAGCAGCTTCAAGAGATATGTCACAGGTTAATTACAGTAGTGCAAGGCAAGGACTTCTTGAGGACCAAAAGACATATTCAATAATGCAAGATTTCATTAAGGATCATTTATGCTATGAGGTATACACAGAATTTGTTATTTCTGCAGTCTTATCAGGAAATTTAAACATTCCTGATTTTTGGCAGAATAAACGAAAATATCTTAAACACACATGGATAACACCGGGATGGAGTTGGATAGATCCACTAAAAGAAGTTAAGGCAAACATTGAAGCTATTGACAGCAATATGGACACTTTGGCAAATGTTTGTGGTTCGAGAGGCATGGACTGGAAAGAAGTTATGAAACAACGAGCCAAGGAAAAAGAATATTTGAGAGAATTAGGTATTGATGATGGAGGTGAAGCCGGTGGCGAAAATAGAAAAGCCAACAACGGGAATGCAACAGCAAAGAACAGTTGATATTGCCGTTAGGGAAATAAAAGATGAGGAACGAAGGGTAGCTATTTCTTTTTCATCTGAACAAGTAGTTAGTAGATGGTATGGAAGCGAAATTTTATGCCATGATTCAGGAGCGGTTAATCTTGAAAGAATAAATTCTATAGGTGTCGCACTCTTTAATCATAAAAGAGATGTAGTACTTGGTAGAATTGAAAATGCTGTTTGTAATGATACAGAGAAAAAGACTTATGCTGAT